CCGTCCGCCCCACCCACACCCCCACCGACGAGCAGGCTGCAATCCTCTCCGCAGCCCGCAACTTCTCCGACAACCTCATCCTCCACGCCCTCGCCGGCTGTGGCAAGACCTCCACTCTGGAGATGCTGGAACGCGCCTCCCCACAAAAACCAATTCTGTACTTAGTCTTCAACACCAAGAACGCCAAGGAAGCCGAAGGCCGGATGTCGTCGACGACAACCGTCCGCACCTTCAACAGCATGGGCCATCGCATCTGGGCCACCTCGCAGGGGCGGAGCATGACGCTGGATCCGAAGAAGTGCCAGGAGATCCTTCGCAACCACATCAAGGACCACCTCTCTGGCGCAGACCGCGAAGCAGCCTGGGCCGCATTTTGGGACGTGATCGCCGGCGTAGCCATGGCCAAGGCAGTCGGCTACATCCCCGAGGGCAGCTTCGCCAACGTTCGCCCACTCTGCGACACCGGCGAATTCTACACCGCGCTGGATGAAGTCCCTGACGACCTCGCGGCGGAACTCATCGACCTCGTCCTCCTCCGCAGCATCCGCAGCGCCTACGACGGGCTTATCGATTACAACGATCAGATATACATGCCCGCGGTGTTCGGCGGAACATTCCCTGCCTTCCCCCTCACTCTCGTCGACGAAGCCCAAGACCTCTCCCCCGTCAATCATGCCTTACTGCACCGTCTGTGCCGATCCGGCCGGCGCATCATCGCTGTTGGCGATCCAAATCAGTCAATCTACGGATTTAGGGGTGCAAAGGCTGAGGGAATGGCTGCCCTCGCTGGGCACTATGGGATGCAACGGCTTGGCCTCACCCTCAGCTTCCGCTGCCCCCGCGCAATCGTCGAGAATGCGCGGTGGCGAGCGCCGGAATTCAAATGGGTGAAGGAGGGTGGATATGTCGAACGACTCCGCGAGCTGGATGCTGGAGATATACCCGAGACATGCACCTTCCTCTGCCGAAACAATGCGCCCCTATTCCGTCTTGCAATGCAACTACTCACCGTTGGGCGCAGTGTTGAGATTGCTGGGAGCGACATCGGGCCGAAGCTTGTTGGAATTATGCGAAAGCTTGGCCCAGAGGACATGCGATACTACAACGTTGACAGAGCCATCGCCGAATGGCAAGCGGAACGCGAAGCCAAAGGCTCCACCACCGCGGCAGATCTAGCCGACTGCATGCGGGTCTTTGCCGCGCACGGAGACACCCTCTCCCTCGCCATCGCCTACGCCGAGCACCTGTTCAAGCAGAAGGGCAGCATCAAGCTGTCCACTGGGCACAAAGCCAAAGGCCTTGAATGGGAAACGGTCTTCTTCCTCGACGAGTGGCTGATCCGCAAGAGTGAGCAGGACCTGAACCTGCGGTACGTGATCGAGACCCGCAGCCTCAACTCCCTCTTCTACATCAACAGCGAGAACATCAAATGGCCCTCTTCCTCTGCCTCGCCGGCGCGCTGATCTGGTACCTCGCCAGCACCCGCCCGCAGGGTGGCGAGCCTCCACATCCGGGGATTTGGTGATGCGCGGCTCCGAACAATGCCCCAAATGCGGCGGCGAGAGCATGGTGCTCGAAACCCGCCCGCGCACCGATCGTCCCCTGCTCCGGCGTCGCCTCTGCCTCGCTTGCAAGCTGCGCTGGTCAACCCACGAAGTCCGTTACACCCGCGAGAAGAAGGAGGCCCCCAGTGTCGCTACCTAAGTCCCGGGGCAGCTATCAAAGCTGCTACGATATCCTAGACGCCGCACTCAACAATGAGAAGGGGGTGCGGATCCTAGTCAACTCCTTCACCGCAGCCACCATGCTCCGCATGCGCCTTCACATGGCTCGCCAGCTCGACCGCGACTTCTCCAAAGAGCGGTATGAGGAGGGACATTTTATGTACGGCGCAAGCGAGTACGACAAACTGATCGTCAAGCTCCGCGAGACCCGCGACGACCCACCCAAGATCTACGTGTACATCGAACACAACAACATCGACTGGGGCGATGTGGAGATGCTGAGCGAGGTTGCGGAGGAGACCCGCCCTGCGCTGCCGCCGCAGCAGACGCTTGCGTTGCCACCACCGCGGACGGTAAGTGTGGAGGAGATCACCGGTGGCAGTGGCTTCGTGATGCGGAGGAGGGTGTGATGCCCGCCGTCACCCCCGACCCCAATCTCATCAACCTCTGGCGCCGTGCACTCACCGAAGAGTTCGGGATCGAAGTCACCACAGACAAGCCCTCGCTCCGCGACCACCTCTACGCCTCCCGCCAACTCGCCGCGGACCCAGCATTGGATGCGTTGCAACTCTGCACCATGGCGGACGGCACGTTCTGGATTGTGAAGAAGGATGTGAGCTTGGAGGATGGCGATGCCCCCGCGCTCCGCTGAACAGCTCCGCAAGGTAACCCTCAACCTGTTCGAGGCAGATTGCGTAGCAATGGAGCGCCAGCACGGCCACGGCTGGAGTGAGGTGGTGCGGGCGCTGGTGCGGAGCGAGATCTTGCGCAAGGCTGGTATCCGACGTGAGATAGAGGATCAGCAATGAACGACCTCGACGAACTATTCGCCCGCATCGACGCGGACCCGACCATGCCGCATCCCGGCGACATCGACCGTCTCATCACCTACTACCGCGAACAGCGGGCGGCCAAGGGCCAGCCCAAGTCGGCCCGCAAGCCAGCCGCGCCTGCGGCCAAGATCGACCTTGTGGAGATTGGGCTGAAGCCAGCGCCGCAGCCTGTGGCAATTCGGAGGAGGGTTTAATGGCACGTAAGACCAAGATTACCATGAAGTTGGAGGGTGCACCGGGATCCGGCAAAAGCATAATCCTTCGAAAGCTACGTCTGTATCTTGAATTCTTTGATATCGAAGCTACAATCGATGATGTGGAGCATACTCTAGATCTTCGTTTTAACCAGGATGCATTGCATCGACTGAGGGATGCGCGATGAACTCCGCCTCCCTTCCCCTCACCATCACCGAGGTCGACCGAGACGCACCGGTGCCCTCGCCCTTCCTGCCCGGGACGCACGTCCAGTGGGCGTGGGACTCGACTTCGCTGGGCTACATCAAAACCTGCCCCCGCCTCTACCAGTACATCATGATCGAAGGCTGGGTGCCGAAGGACGAATCGGTGCATCTCCGCTTCGGCATAGAGTTCCACCGAGCGCTGGAAGACTACGATCGCCTCCGTGCCGAGGGCTGTACCCACCAGGACGCAACGCGTGCCATCATTGGTGACCTCTGTGTCCGCACGAGGGAATGGGATGTGGACCCAGAGACCAAGGCTGGGCGGTACAAGAACCGAGCGACCCTGCTTGGCCTCATCATCGACTACCTCGACCACTACTTCCACGACGTTGCGGAGACCTACATCCTGGAGGATGGTCGGCCCGCGGTGGAGTTGAGCTTCAGGTTTGAGTTGGATTGGGGGCCAGAGGGTGCCGACGAAACCCCGTACCTGCTCTGCGGCCACCTCGACCGTGTTGTCAGCTTCGGCGGGAACCTGTTGGTCATGGACCGCAAGACCACCACTTCCTCCCCCGGCGACTACTACTTCGCGCAGTTTGAACCCAACAACCAAATGTCCCTCTACACCCTCGCCGGGCAGGTGGTGATTGGCTCGCCAGTGCGCGGGGTGATCATCGACGCCTGCCAGATCCTCCTCGACAAACCCAACGCATTCACCCGTAGCATCACCTACCGCACACCGGACCAGCTGGAGGAGTGGGTGCTGGATCTGCAGGTGCTGCTGAACGAGGCCGAGGCCTACGCCGCCGCAGACTACTGGCCCCAACGCGACACGTCCTGTGGTCTCTACGGCGGGTGCAAGTTCCGCGAAGTCTGCAGCAAAAGCCCACACGTGCGCGAGGCGTACCTGCGGAGCAAGTTCAATCAGCTGCCGGAGGGAGAGAGATGGAATCCGCTGAAGCCACGATGATGGTCATTGCATTCATAAACGCATGGTTCATCATTGACCTGAACGACAACAATAAGGTCCTTGAAGGGCCATTTGAGAATCATGCTGACGCAGTACAGCGGGTTGAAATCCGCGCATACCGAATAAGTCGAGGGTGGCAGCCGTGAGCGAACTCCGAGCCATCCTCCCCCTCCTGAAAGCCCGTATCATCGACCGCGGACCTACCCACTTCACCATCTCCTTCGGCCCGGAGTACGGCGCACCGACGCAGATTCGGATCGAGTGCGGGGGCGAGATGTACGATCTCCGCGACGGCGATCTTCTCACACTCTACACAGAGGTGCCACTTGCCAAGCCTCAGCCAACACCAAAGCAATGACTTCGTCAAGCTCCTCCTGCTTGGCGACAGCAAGGCCGGCAAGACGGGCTCCCTCGTCTCGCTGGTGAAGGCGGGGTACCGCCTCAGGATCTTGGACTTCGACAACCTCCTCGACGTGCTCAAGTTCTTCATCCTCGAAGAGTGCCCAGACAAGATCGACAATGTCGAGGTCCGCACCCTACGCGACAAGCGGGTTGCCTCACCACTTGGCCCAATCATCTCCGGCACCCCACAAGCATTCCCACAGGCGCTGCGGATGCTCGATCGGTGGAAGTACACCGAGGACGGAGTTGAGACCGACCTCGGTCCACCTGCGCAGTGGGGAGCTGAGTGCATCCTCGTTCTAGATTCGCTGAGCCGCTTCTGCGATGCAGCGTTCGACTTCCGCGACCCCCTCACTCCGACCGGCAAGTCGGGGGAGAAGGATACCCGCGCAACATACGGTGATGCGCAGGACGCGGTGGAGAACGTACTGGCAATGCTCACCAGCAAATCCTTCGCCACCAACGTTATCGTGATCGCACACGGGACGTACACGGATCTCCCCGATGGGACGAAGAAGATCTTCCCACAGGGAGTGGGGCAGAAGCTCTCCCCCAAGATCCCCCAGTACTTCCCGACCTACATCCGATACAAGAACATAGGAGGGAACCGTGTAATCCAAACAGTATCCGACGCAATGATCGACCTCGCGAACCCACGTCCGTTCGCAATCCAATCTAGCTACAATCTGAAGACCGGCCTCGCGGAGATCTTCGCGGCGCTGCGCCAACCGCAGGAGTCCCAACCCCGAGAGCCGATTCGCGAAGTAATCGATCCTCTCACTCCACCCGAGGAGGCTGCGGCGCAGCAAGCAGCAGCAGTCGGGAGAATGATCGGCCACCCGGCCGTACGCAAACCACAGATCATCCGTCGATAGGAACAGACACAATGTCCACCTTCAGCAGCATCCTCAACGCCCCCGCCACCGAGTCCGTCCGTCCGCCAGCCCTCCCAGCCGGCCACTACATCAGCATGATCAAGGGCTTGCCCCGCCAAGACAAATCCACCAAGAAAGGCACCGAGTTCATCGAATACACCGTCCTTTTCCTCCAACCCTACGTCGACGCCGAGGGCAACTCCGACGTGGATCCGCAGGCGCTGGAGGAGTTTGGGCAGGTGAAGGGGAAGGAGATGCGCCTCACCTTCTACATGACGGAGAAGGCGGCGTACATGCACACCGAGTTCCTCACCGACACACTCGGCCTCGACATCTCCGGGATGTCGCACTGGCAGGCTGCGCAGCAGGCGCCGGGTGCGCAGTTCATCGCGCAGGTGCGGCAGAAGCCGCGGGATGACGGGAAGGGAGTGTTCAGCGAGATCGGGAACACTGCGGCGCTGTCGCAGGAGTAGGCACAACCGGGCGGGGCTTCGGCTCCGCCCATTTTCTTGGAGAGAGCTATGGAAGAACTGGTGCCCGGAGCAATTACGTACGTGCGCGAAGGAGCAATGCGAGACCCACTCCTCGCCGCTCGCCATATTACTCACGGCCCATTCAAGCTCACCGCGAAGGTGGCGCAGGACCTCCGCAATGCGTATCGTTGGGGACCAAAGGAGCTAGCTCCAGAGCAACAGGAGGCACTCGACCTGATCTGCACCAAGATTGCGCGCATCGTGTGCGGAGACCCAAGGTGTAAAGACCACTGGGACGACATCGCCGGATACGCCAAGCTCGGAGCTGAGGCCTGTGAGTAAGCCCCTCTTCTGCCTCGGCGAAGCCTGGGGCGAGAACGAAGCCAAGATCCGCCGCCCATTCGTCGGCGCCAGCGGTGTCGAACTCCTCCGTATGCTCGCGGAATCAGGCAACATCACCCTCACCACCGCCGACCATGAATACATGCGGCGGTTCTGGGAGAAGGGCGATCCGGAGATGTTGGAGTGCGTGTGGCAACTTCACCCCGAAATCTACCGCAGCAACGTCTTCCAACAGCGCCCGCCGGGGAACAAGCTGGAGTGGTTCTGCGGTCCACGTGCCTACGGCATGCCCGGCTATCCCCCGCTGATCGGCGCGAAATGCGTGCGGGCGGAGTTCCGACATGAACTAGAGAGGTTGCAAGATGAGCTGCTACGCATCGATCCAAACCTTGTCATCTGTCTGGGTAATGCTGCACTTTGGGCAATGTCCGGTAAGGTGGGTATCTCAAAATTACGAGGCACAACGCTATCTTCAACTCACACAGCAACCGGATATAAACTATTGGGAACCTATCATCCTGCCGCTATCCTGCGCCAATGGGAGCTACGGCCCATCGGAGTGATGGATCTCTGCAAGGCAGCGCGGGAGCGTGGGTTCCCAGAGATCCGGCGCACGCGTCGCGAGATCTGGATTGAGCCCACGCTCGCCGACCTCGACGCATTCTACGAACTCCACATCCGCGGCCGGCGCTACCTGTCGATCGACATCGAGAATCCAGGTGGGCCGATCTCGGAGGTTGGGCTCGGCCACAGCACAGCCGCACTGGTCGTGCCGATCATCGACGACCGCAAGCGGGATCGGAGCTACTGGCGCAGCGCAGCCGACGAAGTCTGCGCCGTCCGCTTCATCAAGCGGGTTGCGGAGGATCCAAGCACAATCAAGGTGATGCAGAATGGCCTTCACGACATCTCCGTCCTATACCGCCACTGGGGGATCAAGACAGCCAACTTCGACGAGGACTGCATGCTTCTCCACCACGCAATGCAGCCGGAGAGCTTGAAAGGGCTCGGCTTCCTTGGCGCAGCGTACATCGACGAGATGGCGTGGAAGGAAATGCGGAAGTTTAAATCGTTGAAGCGAGACGATTGATGCGCATAATCCACACAGACGAGATGGCGGTGGAGCAACTGCCAACGTGGGATCGGGAGGAAGTCTACAACGGCCTGGATGTCTGCTGTACTGAGGAGATTCTGCACGCCATCCGCCCGCAGCTCGACAACGTCACCGGTGCAACCTACGCATTCTCTCGCGAGCTGCAAGCGCCGGTGCTGGAGATGAAACTGCGGGGCGTGCTGGTCGATGCAGCCCGCAAAGAGGAAGTCCTGGACGAACTCCACGAGAAGCTGGAGATCCTGGAGCAAAACCTCGACCGCATCGTCCTCGATGGCGTGGGCATGCACTACTTCAACTGGAGATCCAACGATGACCTGCAACGGCTATTCTACCAGTACCTCCAAATCCCCGAGGTCCGCAAGCGCGGTCGCCCGTCGGTGGATCACGATGCTCTGGAGAAGATTGCGGCTTATACCGTCGCTCAGCCTCTTGTGGCTCATCTCCTGGCTCTTAAGGAGGTTGGCAAGAAGATCGGCGTCCTCCGCACTGCCATCGACCCAGATGGCAGAATGCGAACGAGTTATAACATCGCGGGAACAAGCACTGGTCGCTTCTCTTCAAGCTTCAGTGAGTTCGGCACAGGCGGGAATTTACAGAATGTGGAGGAGAGCCTCCGTTCGATCCTGATCGCGGATCCAGGGTATAAGTTCGCGAAGTTTGACGCCAAGCAGATTCAGAGTCGCATTGTTGGTGCAATTGAATGGAATTTATTCAAAGATGGACGTTACCTTGACGCCTGTGAGGAAGATGACCTGCATACCGTGGTTGCTAAAATGGTTTGGCCCAACCTTCCTTGGACAGGGGACCAAGAAAAGGACAAGGAGATAGCTGAAGCACCTTTCTACCGGCATTACTCCCATCGCTTCATGTGTAAGAAATTGGGCCACGGTTCGAATTTCGAGGGTAAGCCACCAACCCTAGCAAGTCAGTCAAAACTACCGATTTCGATCATACAAGCATTTCAACCAAAGTATTATACTGCCTTTCCAGCACACGAACGTTGGCACGAATGGGTGCGGGAAGAGATCCGGCGGACAGGAAGAATAACTTCTATCACCGGGCGCAGGCGAGACTTCTGGGGCAGGCGAAACGACGATGCAACTGTCCGAGAGGCAATTGCATATGATCCGCAAGCATCCGAATCACATATTGTGAACACCGCCATGCTTCGCATCTGGCGTCAAGGTACGGCAAAGCTGATGCTCCAAGACCACGACGCACTTACCTTTATGTACAGAGAAGAGGAAGAAGATGAAATTGTACCTCGCTTGCAAGAAGCACTCATTGTGCCCGTTCCCTTAGAACACGGGCGTGTTCTACGCGTTCCGTACGACGCGCAGGTAGGCTGGAATCGGGGAAAGTGGGATGCTAAGAAGAACCCCTTTGGACTCAAAGATTGGACTGGTGGAGACACCCGCACCCGCCCAGCGCAAGTGCGAGTCATGGATCGCCCAATTCGAAAAACACACCGCAAACCTACACGCGCCTTTGCTCTTCCGTAGATGGGCGGCGATCGCCACACTTGCCGCGGTGTTGGAGCAGAAGGTGTGGTTGACGACTTCGTCACCAATCTACCCCAACCTCTTCACTCTCCTCTGTGGCCATCCGGGGACGGGGAAGACACGAACCGTCCGTGCCGCGCGGCAGTTGTTGGGCGAGGTGCCGGAGTTCCACTTCGCTCCCAACTCCTTCACCTGGGCCTCGTTGGTCGACGCGATGAACAAGCGGGGGAAGCGGACCATCATCTGCCTCCCTGACCCACCAATGGAGTACCACACGCTGACTGTCGTCGCCGACGAGATCGGCACCTTTCTGCATTCCTACGACCACGAGATGGCAGATGGGCTGTCGGCGTGGTACGACCCCGACCCCTATGGCCACGAGCGACGGGGGAATGAAGTGCGGATCCGCTTCGAGCGCCCGCAGCTGAACCTGTTCTGTGGGCTTACACCCAGCAAAATGTCCGACACTATCCCAGAGTCCGCATGGGGGCAGGGGCTGATGTCGCGGATCATCATGGTCTTCTCCGACGAGCGGATCATTGGCGATGACTTTGAAGTGGTGACACGGGAAGTGCCAACCGACCTCATTGCCGACCTCAAACTCCTTGCCACCCTCACGGGGGAGTTCAAGGTCACCGAGGATTACCGCAATCTCGTCTACACGTGGAGGCAGAATGGAGAAGCCATCCCAAGTGTGCCAACTCCATCCCACCCCAAGCTCCTCCACTACAACAGCCGCCGGCGAGTCAACCTCTACAAGCTCTCCATGATCGCCTCGCTGGACCGGTCCGATGTGCTGCTGCTCGACCGCGCCGCATTCAACACCGCCATGAGCTGGCTGGTGGAGGTTGAGCAGCACATGGCCGACGTGTTCCTCGCCGGTGCCAACGGCGCAGATGGGAAGGTGATGGAGGAGATTGTCCACTTCATCTCCATCGCCGGGGGGAGGGGGATAAGTGAGCACTTAATCAACCGCTTTGCAGCACAACGCCTACCCATCCACACCGTTGGCAGGGTGATCGATGTGCTGCTAGCCAGTGGCCAGATCCGACTGCTGGGTGTGAACACGCGTACAGGAATGCGCCAATTCGGCGCTACAGGAGGGAACGATGTCGAAACTTAGCCGGGTGCAGAAGATAAAGGTGCAGGAGCACGAGATTTCGGTCCTACAATGCCGTATCGCCAAGCTGACACTCCAACGCGACCTTGCGTTGGCGCACCTACTGCACCGTGAACGTGGTGCTGAAGGTGCTGCTGAGGATGGGCCATTGATACTCCCACGGCAGGCAGCTGATCTTGGCCCGGATGGTGTAACGCCAAGTCCCCGAGACGAGTTGCCCAGCGGGCACCACAATGTAGCGTGAGGGGACTGGGTCGCCGGGCTGCGCGTTGGGCCCAAGGTGCCTCGGTGTGTTGATTACGTGGCTGTCGAGCTGGATCGGCGGAGCAGAAACCTTCTCCGGATTGTCCGTGGCGACGGTTGGCCGAATCTCCTGCTCCGCAATCCCAGCGCAGAGCCGATCCCATACCACGTACTTCGTGATCTTCAACGTAACGAAGTCGGCGCTGACCGACACC